GTCCAGATACAGTTCCACCTGAATCTGATCTTAATTGATTGATCTCAGCATGTATTCTACCTTTTATTTGATATCGCATAATACTTTGCAAGAAAGTTCCATGAAACTTATTTATCTCTCTAGCTTGAACTATAAGTTTAGCTACTTCATGATTACAATTAGTTAACCAGTTAGCTGTAAAGCTTGGTTCATTACTCTTAGCAGTTCTTGGATAAGCTATCTTTAACTTATCAAAAGCTTCTCCTATTTGTCTTGCCGCCCAGATATCTATATCTTTACCAACAATAGCTTTAATCTTTAATAAGATTTGTTTCTCTTGTTTTTCAAAATCTTTAATCATTGTTTGGGCTTTATCTACATCTACTCTAATTCCTTTTTGTCTCATTTTAATTAGAATAGGAAGTAACTTAGATTCCATTTCCCAAATAGTGGTTAGGTTTTGTTTAATTATTTCGTTCTTTAGAAATCCCCATAGCTTTAGCGTGAGCCGTGCATCTTGTTCCGCGTAGAAACCAACATGTTCTGCTGGTAACTTCCACATCTCAGCTTTAGGATCAATGCCATGATCTTTGGCAGCTTCTTTAAGATCAGTCTCAGCTTTAATCTCGCCTAAATAATCTTTAGCCAATGAGTTTAGATTATATGCCCATCTGTTTTCATCAACGATTGCTGCTGCAACCATTGTATCTACAATCTCTCCATTAACTTGGATACCCATAGCTTGTAGCCAACCTAAATCGTATTGAGCATTATGAAATATTTTTCTACAAGGTAGTGCACAAACTTCTTTCATATAGCTAATAACTTGTTCAGGTATCATATTGCCACCACCAAAGTGATCAAATGGATAATAACCTTGCCATCCTTCAACTGCCACAGCAAAACCTATTACATAACCTTTACCAATAGCCCAGCCAGCTCCTAATCCTTCACTAATGCCATCGTCTCTAGTTTCTAAGTCGATTGCTATTTCAGTTGCATTAGATAAATCTTTGTATTCAGAAGGACATAGCCAAATACTTTTTTTAAACGTTAATGAATACTGCAAACTAGTCATTGTAATCCCTTTCTATTATCATCTCTATGTAATGAATTGCTTTAAGTAAATCTTCTTTTTTATTCTTTAACTTGTGTCTGCATATGTACTTGATTGCGTTGCCTTCTGCAAATAATAAATTATTATCATTTATAAATTTAGAAGGTTGTATCTTCATTGTTTTATAATGAGAACCACCTACTTGTTTAAAAAACGTTTTATTGGTCATTTCTTTTTTCCTTTAAGTATTTTAAGTAGTCTTCCCCTATTGGATAGTTATACTTGTGATCAGAGCTTAGTAAATGTAATGAATACTTAGCTCTGGTTACAGCAACATAAACTACTCTTTTTTCGTCCATTTTTTCCTGCACTGTTTTGTTTTGGTATTGAGAGGCATAGTCTGCTTTAAAGTAAACTAAAACATTATCCGCTTCCCCTCCTTTTACAGAATGCACAGTATCTATAATCATATTAGGTTCTTTATCTAACTGATCTTCTCCATACTTCTGTAATAGAATATTGATGTAAGTAACTTCTGTTGGCGTAATGTTTCTTTTTAAAACATGAGACCAATCCTGTCCTTTAAGTTCAGCTCTTATAGTTAATCCACACCATGCTTTTAAATCTTCGAAGCTGTATAGATTAAATTTATCTTGTTCGTCCCAAAATTCTTTTTTTCTGTATAAATCTTTAACTACATATCTAGTGTATTTATAAAAGTTCTGTGCTTCTTCTCTATTTATTTTTTCTGCATTACATAATTTTTTCCAAGTTTTAATAGCTTTCCATTTGTTATTAGTAAAAGATTTATTAGCTTTGTTGTCCATAAAATATAAACCTTTATTCTTAGCCATCATTCTAAGTTCATTAACAGTTGTGCTAATTCTACCTAGCAAATACCAACTACCACTATACTTATCAAACTTTACATCATTAAATGCTCTATATCCTTGCACACTGTCTTTAATATCTTGGTTTGGTAAAAATTGTTTATCTTCACTATCTAATATCCCTTGTCTAACTATCTGAGAAAATCTATGTATTTCTTTTCCAAATCTTCTGGTTTGAGTAAGGACTCTTTTCTCGCCAGGAAAATATGTTGTAAAGAATTTATATTCTGATCCATTCCATCTATAAATTGCTTGATCATCATCTCCTGCTAAATAAATTTTATTAGCATTATCTGCCATTTTATAAACAACAGACCATTGTAATGGTGTAAAATCCTGTGCTTCATCTAATATTAAAACTTCTAATGGAGGGAAATTAACTTCATCAATAGTGCGTTCAATCATATCAGTAAAATCCATATATTTAGTTTCACCCTCTTTCTTATATTTATTATAAGCATCAACCTTTCTTAATAATAAATGTAATGATTCTTTTTTATATGTTTCCTTACGATACACCTCTTCAACAGGTTGCATCATGTTCCTTGCTTTATCATATATATGTAAAGACCAGTCCGTATAAACAAAAGAATCATCATCCAATCTATTATCAGAACTTTTTATAATTTTACTTTCTAATGCAAAATCAATCATACATCTTTGAGGATCAAACACTTCAAGCGTAAAATATTTCTTACAGTATTTATGTAATGTTTTAAATCTTTGGAAATCTTTTATAGTATATTGAGGAAAAGCTTTTAAAGCCCTAGCCATTGCAGTATTAACAGCTTTATTTGTAAAAGATATAAAAGCTATATCTTGTGGCTTAATACCTTCAGCTAAATGCTTTGTAAGTATCTCCTGAACTAATGTATTAGTTTTACCCGTTCCTGGTGGGCCATAATACTTAGTAGTCTTATCCCTAATTTTATTTAGGTGTTCTAAACTGTTGTGCATGGTATGCGTCATCTAACTCCGTTAATGTTCCTTGTTTATTTGTTTCTTTTTTAGTTGTTGTTTTTTCTTTATTCATAAAATCAGGGGCTTCTACTTTCCAAATATTTTTTTGGTTCTTATGATAATCAACTCTTATACAACCTAATAAATCTATTGCTTCTAATGAATTAGAAAATACTTTGTTTGCAGACTTTTTAATAAATTCATCTAATGTACTTTTTTTAAAATATAAGTAAGTTTTATCTTCTACTTCCTCTCTAACAAGATAACCATTTTTAAGTTCATCAAAATCATCAACCACCATATGTATTTCAAAGAATTTTTTAAGAACTGAATATCTTGCATCAGCTATTGCATCTTCATATGTAACCGCCTCATTAGATTTACCTTTATCTAATAAACCATTTGCCAACATTTCAAAAGGATTTGGACCTTTTTTAGGTTTAGGTAATGTCATCCACATTATTCCATAACTTAACATTTTTGTTCTAAATGCTCTTTCATCAACTAAGTCTTGATCTGTTTTAAAAGTCATCTTCACACCTTTATATTTAAACTCAATAAAAGTTTCTTTAATACCTTTAGTAACTAACACCTCATCAAATTCATCTATAACATCTGGAACCTGAAATCCTATTCCAAGCTTTCTCATCTGACATAATTGTTTATTACAAATAGAAGTCATATGCCCATATCTTGGTGGACATTTATAATTATAACTTTTCTTGGCAGTAGAATTTGCCACACTTCCTACAATCTCTCTTTCAGTTAAAGGATCTGTAAATATTTGTTTATTTCTTTCAAATAATGCTGTTGTTAAAGTTTTTTTATCAATGTTTCCATCTGACTTTTTCATTTCAAGAACAGCCATATTAAACATAATGTCGTTTCTATTAGTCCCAGTCCATTTATCTGTTAATAGGTTTTGTATACAAGGAGGATATTCATTCCAATCTGGTTCTGGTTCATATTTTGCAGTTTTAAATTCTAATAATTCTTCAATGCTCATTCTTTTTTTGTAAGCTATATCTATAAATCCCCCCACTAATAAAGCTGTTCCATTATCATCAAAAGCATATTCAATAGTTCTTTCTTGTTTATGATAAGGCATTCCTAAATGTTTATTACGAGGAAATACTTCTTTTGCCATAAAGTATTTCTCATTCCACTTATCTAAAACTTGTCTAATTTGTTTTTCATCTGACCAATCTTTTAAGAATAACATTAAATGTAATCCACCAGATTTAGATCTAACTGGTACTAAAGGCAATTGGTTGTGTTTAATAATATCTATAAATTTCTTTGAACTAAAATCTGTATAACTACTAGGATCCATATCAATGCAACCCCATTTTGCTTTGCCTTCTATTTCAGGCTTAACTCCAATAATAATTTCTCCGCTTAAATGTCTTTTCCAAAGCTCCGCTGTAACTGGCTTATAAACAGTTTTATATTGAGCAGCTCTCTTACCTCGCACATCAAGGTCACCAGTTATGGTGACCTCAATGTGCTGATTAGAATCTCCTTCAAACAGTTCTAATAGTTTTGTTTCCATTAGAATGGAACTGATTCTGTATTATTTTTAATTTGTTGAGTTTCTTCTTTACCAAAATCAACTTTACCAAAGATATCAGACTTCATAGCACTTTCGTAAAATGCTTTAGTCATTTCTAATATCTTAGCGTACTTAGGATCATTTAAGTATTTATCAAACTCTACGATCCAACCATACCAACTATTTCCAGAATTAGATTCTTTGGTTGTAGTTAATTTATAGCTTGTTGCCCAAGATGGAGGACAAAAGAAACCTTTAGATCCTTGAAGTCTTCTACTTTGAATCATAGAATTCCAAGTCTTTGATTTTTTCTTTTGAGTAGATTTCATAGCAATCAAAGCTGTTTCAATTGGATTATAATCTTTATCCAATATGTAAACAAAATGATTACCAGTATCTTCTATATAGTTACCATTAGGTAATCTATCTTTGTTGTCATCTCCTCTTGATGTTTGAGCCATGATAGAAGGATCCGTGTGTATTCCAACTGGACGACCAGGACTATCTCCTCTATCTTTCCATTCGTTAAATGTATTGATATACAAACAAGGAACAACAATTACGCCTTCTTTACCTTTGTAAAGATTGCCTGTTGTTTCGTTATATATGTCTCCTTGTTTTGCAGTAGCAATATATTTTCCATCACTCTCATCTAATACTTTTGAACTTGCGTATAAGATTTTAAGTATTGGAAGTTTAGTGTCACGTGCTGTGACAAACTCCGAACCCTGACCTGATGCTGATTCTAAATCTAGAACAGATGGCAGTGGAGCTTCTTTTTTAATTGCAACTTCAGCTTTTGCTGTTGTCGCTTTCGCTTGTGCTTGTACCATGTTTACTCCTTCGTGGTTATTTTTGTTTTGTTTGCAACGTAAACGCCGAATATATCGGATGGAACGTTTTTTCCTTGTTGGATTTGTTCTTTAACAAATGCCTTCAAGGTCATTGGTTCTACCTTTTCGGTCTGATTAACATTATGCCCTTTTTTTCGCAAATCATCAACTAGCAACTTTGCTTGTTCATCTTCGCTGCGACCAAATGTTAATGTTACATTGTTCTTAATTAAATCCCCGAAACCATTCTGACGAAGCCATTCAAAAGCTTCTTCAGTTTTAGTTGCAGGAATTCTTGCAGAATAAAACGGCTTAACTTCAACGGCAGAACCGTCTGAAAGTTTAAGCAGTGATATACCTGCTTGTTGCATTAAGTTAGGGATTGTTTGCTCAGAAAGTAATGACTCGGCTTCTTGTAGCTTTTTTAATTGCTCTTCTACCGTTGCTATTTGTTTCTGAACGTCCAATAACTTGTTGCAAGATTTAGCAATATCCGAAGACATTGCGGTGTCAACACGTAGTGTTGATTCTGCTTCTAAGTCCATAAGACCTCCTGAACGAAGCGTTTAGATTATTCGTTTGACATTGTCAAACAAATAAATTAAAAAAGTTTAAATACTTTTAAAGTATAGAATGACGAAACATGGACAAGAAAAAATATACATATAAAACAACACCTTACGAACATCAGCGTAAGGCTCTTATTAAAGGTGCAAAAGAATTAAATTTTGCATATTTCATGGAAATGGGTACGGGTAAAACAAAAGTTGCAATAGATAATATTGCTTATCTTTACCAAGAAAAAGAAATTAATGTTGCAATAGTTATTGCTCCTAACTCAGTTTATAAAAACTGGATTAATGAAATCAAAGTACATTCACCAGTAGAAGACTATACTTTATTTGTTTGGAAAGATGATAAAGAAGTAAACTACCAAGCAGACAAATTAAATTATGTATTAATGAATGTTGAAGCATTATCTCATAAAAAAGGATTTGATTTCTTAACTAAACTTGTACTTAATGTAGGTAAACATACTATGATAGTAGTTGATGAAAGTACTACTATTAAAACTCCTACTGCACAAAGATCTAAAAATATTTGTAAACTATCTTCGTTTATTAAATATAAAAGAATACTGACGGGCTCACCAGTGACTAAGTCACCATTAGACTTATATCAACAATGTGCGTTCTTGTCTAAAGACTTACTAGGCTATCCTTCATTTGTAGCGTTTAGAGCAAGATATGCGGTAATGAAACAGATTAATATGGGCCCAAATAGAGTTATCCTTATTCCACAGTATTATACAAATTTAGATGAATTAGAAGCTAAACTTAAAAAGTTTTCTTATAGAGTTAGAAAAGTAGATTGTTTAGATTTACCAGAAAAAGTTTATCAACAAAGATATGTTCAATTTAATGAAATACAAAAGAAAGCTTATGAATCTTTAAAAAGAAATGCTAGAGCAATTATTGAAGATAAAGAAGTTAGTTTTGCAAATAAATTAACTGAAATATTAAAATTACATCAAGTATGCAATGGCTATATTAAAACAAATGATCAAGAAATTGTTCCATTTGAAAATGATCCTAAACTAGACGAGCTATTAAGTATTATAGAAGAATCTGAAGGTAAGTTTATTATATGGGCTAATTATATTCATAATATAAAAACCGTAGTTAAAACATTAATAAAATTATATGGAGAAGAAAGCGTAGTTGCTATTTATGGTGAGATAACTACAGAGAATAGAAAAAAAGCAGTTGAAGATTTTCAAAATAATGAGAAGGTAAGATTTTTTGTTGGTAATCCAAGTACAGGTGGATATGGATTAACTTTAACAGAAGCGAGTTATGTTGTTTATTATTCTAATAATTATAATTTAGAAGTTAGAGAACAATCAGAAGATAGAGCACACCGTATTGGTCAAAGTAAAAATGTAACTTATATAGATTTAATTATAGATAAAACAATTGATAGTCATATTATATCTGCATTAAAAAGTAAAATTAAAATATCAGCCCAGACTATGGGTGAAGAAATTAAGAAGTGGCTTCAGTAATATCTTTTAAATCGTGTTCTCTATCAAGAAACTTATAGTGCAATCTTTCAATAATAAAATCGTTTGTAAGTTTTTTACAAATTTTTTCTGCAT